CCCGGTACTAACGTGCCGGGTTGTGGACAGCGAGGACCGCTGCTGTCTGCGTCTGAGAAGGTTTGCTTCCTGTGGAAAGGGGGGCAAATTTGCTTAGACGATCCCACCAGTCGAGACCTGTGTTTTCTTTGATCGTGCTCACGCACCATGGCACGTCAAGCCACCTCTCCGCCCTCGCGCGAGAGATGACTCGATCAAAGTAGGCACTCTTCTTGGCCGCGGACATTCTACAACGCTTAGACAGGACATACCGTGCAGTTGTCTTGTCTTTGCAAGTAAGTTGAGAACCACGGACCAATTTCTCCAGGTCTGGATCTGTTTTGGGCTGCCGGCGCGGATTATTCCAGCGCGCCGCCTTAGCAAATTCTTTTCTCGAGATTGGCGTGTCAACGCATTGCTCCCCTCGTAAGTAGGAAGCGATGCGTGAGGCTGTACGGAAGTGTATGAGGAACTCCGACACCGGGACCCCCCGCCCGGAACGATCCTCCACCTCGTGTATGGTCTCGACTAGGCCGGATGGTAACGGATGAGCCTTGACAAGCTCAGGTTTGCCACGCAGCAGTAGCGTGGCCTTTCCCCCCTTGGTGAGGGATCCGAATCCATTTCCGCCGTGTCTGACACGACCTGGTCCAGCGGACCTTGGAACGAGACGTCGGCGCGTCTCGTCGGCGAGGGCTTGATGGTCAGAGGACCACAAGCCGTCGGCGACGCTAAGGGCAGATGTAGACTGGCCACAATCGAGCTTTGCAGCGGTTATGGCGGAGAGGTGCCCCACCTCGCGGGCCCTTGCCTTTCCGTCACTGCACTGTTCGACCAGTCGCTCACAAAACACCCCTCTCTTGCCAAAGAAGGACTTTGACTTGTTGACCACAAGTCCGAGCCCCTCGAGGACGGCTTCGTATCTCTCCGACAGGCTCTTTGACCAGTAGCCTATGAGATCGTCGCCGCAGAGGGAGTATGTTTCACTTCTAGCCCCAGCGTTCCAAGCCGCAAATCCGTTGAGGAGGCAGAGAATGACCCAGGTCGGTCCAAGTCCCATGTGGATACCTCGTGTGGAGGTCCGCGTGGACTCGGCCTGGTCACCATTCCCGCCCGATATGACGGTCTTCGGACCGAACAACTTTTGGCAGATGGACAGATCACATGGTCGCTTGAGCCTTTCACAGAGCAGGCGTGCTACGTGTTGGGCGAGATCGTGGGGAATGTAATCGGTGGCGGCGGTGAGGTCCGCGGAGTAGAGCTTGGACGCTCTGCACTGCGGTTCTAACACCACCTCCTCTGCTTTAAGCATCGGGCGGCTTGTGCACAGTTTGCGAAGACGCGACAACCACAGTTGCGTCAGTCGTCGTGCACAGGTCACCTCCTCAGCGGGATGGAGAGTCACTA